ATTCCGTTGATCAGTCAGCCTTATCCGGAAGATATTAAGAAGCGTAAAGCATATCGTCAGCACAAGTTTAACTGGGGAATGCCCTACACACATCTGCGTACATTTAAAAAGGGACTGGCCAACGGATTGCCGGATCGTATGTTCACAGATAGCAACGGTAATTGGTACAAAGCCGGAGGCGACGGTGCAGTATTCTATGCTATTATTGAGCAAGCAGATCCCAACAAGGTCAAGTGTTTACAAGATGTAGTTTACAATTATAATGACATCAATCCTCTTAACGATTACAAAGTCAACAGCAATGAACAGAATATTGCGGCAGCAGACATACTAACAAAAACACGTATACAAAAGTATACAGTAGTAGTGCCCACCATGTGGAAACTAGCAGATCAGTTTGTTGAGTTTGCCAACAAGCTGTGTGCATGTGAGTCAGTTGGCGAACTTATTATTATCAACAATGACAATACCAAGACACCAACTGGACTAGATAATCCCAAGATACGTATGTATGACTTTGGGCGTAACATCTATGTAAACCCTGCATGGAATCTAGGTGTAGAACAGGCCAAGTACAGTCATATCTGTGTTGTCAATGACGATGTTGTATTTGATACAGCAGTGTTTGAACGCCTACAGGATATGCTAACTGCTGATAACGGCCTGTTTGGTCTATGCCCTGGTGTTGATGTATTTGAACAACCCCCTGTAACTGACAAGACTATTGATATTATTCCGTGGACAGGCCAGCACACTTACGGATTTGGATGTTTGTTCTTCTTTAACAAAGCAGTATGGCAAACTATTCCGCAAGGATTGGATATCTACTTTGGTGATAACTGGGCATTTGATCTTCAGTTGGCAAAGGGTCGTCAAAACTATATTATTGCCAATATGGATTTCTTTACACAGTTTGCAGCAACTACTAAGGACCAAAGTATTACTAATGGATTCTTAGAAAGAGAGCGTCCTATCTACGAAGCTGCTATTGCAGAACTACGCAATCCAAAGCCCGCTCCTGTACCTGTAATTGCAGCAGAGCCCCAACGTAAGAAACGTATTCTAATTGGCATTCCTACAGCTAAGAACATTGAAACAGAAACATTCAAAGCTATCTATGACTTAGAAGTACCCGATGGATATGAAACAGACTTTCAGTGCTTCTATGGTTACAACATTGATCAGGTACGTAATTTAATTGCACACTGGACAGTAAATCATTATGATTATCTATTCAGTGTTGATAGTGACATTGCATTTGAACGCGACACATTGAAGAAGTTACTTGCACACGATAAAGATGTTGTAAGTGGATTGTATATTCAACGTAAGCCAACACAGCACATATTGGAAATTTACGAACACAATCAACATGGTGGTGTAAGTAACATGCCTTACGAAAAACTAAAAGGACGCAGTCTTGTTGAAATTGCAGGATGTGGATTTGGTTGTGTATTAGTTAAAACAGAAGTATTTAAATCTGTAGGTTACCCGCAGTTTGAGTATCATAGTGCTATTGATCATTCACAGACAATCAGCGAGGACAACGATTTCTGTCGCAAGGCAAGAGACAAAGGCTTCCACATCTATGCAGATCCTAGCATACAGTGTCGTCACATTGGCAGCTACACATTTACAGTAGATAACAATATCCAAGCAGTAACTGACGAAGATCCTGTAACAGCACGACTACGATATCTAGGTAATCACAAGCTAATGCCAAACACCCACGTTGATTATCTGCGTAGGATTAGAGAAGAATATAACTTTGTTCCTAAGGTAGTGTACGATATTGGTGCCTGTGTGCTACATTGGACAGATGCTGCAAAAACAGTATGGAATGAGCCCGAGTACATTGCATTTGAAGCAATGAGTGCTACTGAGTTCCTATACAAAGAACGCAATATGCAATACAATATAGGCTTGTTAAGTAACCAAGATGGCAGAGAATTAGACTTTTACGAAAACGTAGAAAATCCGGGTGGTAATAGTTATTACAGAGAAAATAGTGAATTGAGCAGCGGTGCAGATATATTGTATACCGAAGCACATCGCCGTAGACTACGTGCTACTACTGTAGACACCGTTATGTTAACTAAACAATTCCCTGCACCCGATCTAATTAAAATGGATGTACAGGGAGCAGAGTTGGACGTATTAGAAGGCTCATTAAACGCACTAAAAACAGCCAAACACGTTATCCTTGAACTACAGCAAGTAGAGTATAACAAGGGTGCTCCGTTACGTGATCAAATTATCAATTATATGAATACGTTAGGATTTGACTGTAAGGGTATTTTCTGCGATAACGGGCCCGACGGTGATTACCATTTTGTACGTAGATAATAAATAATAGCACCAATCTGATAAGGTGCTATTATGAAAAAATTATTTGCGTTACTGTTATTATGTGTCTCGGGTATTTCCTACGCCTGGGAACAACGACCTCCCCTACCTCCACAAGCCTGTGCAGTTCACAGTCCGTACGGATTTGCTCAAACACAACGTCCGGCACAACCTATTTGTCGCGAAGCATATCTAGTAGCATACGATGCTCCTGTAAAGATTCCTGTTTATGTAGCATATACATTATTACCACAGAACGCATTAGGATGCTTTCCTAGAACAAATGCTTTCGTAGCTGACCAATCAGTACCAGGTGGTGCTACTCCTAGTGACTACGCAGGTACAGGTTACGATAAAGGACACGCAGCACCGGATGGTGACTTGAGTTGGACACAGCAGGTAGAGTACGAAAGTTTTTTAATGACAAACATGTACCCCCAGCATGGCTCTTTAAATCGGGGAATATGGAAATTGTTAGAGACATCAGTCCGCGGGTGGGCAGTACAACTCAACCAACCTTACACTATATACGTTGGAGCATTGTATGGCGCTGGTAATGAAACAATTGGTGCAGGAAAAGTTATTGTGCCACATGGTTACTACAAAATTGTAATCAATAATGCTACCAAAGAAATTGCTGGTTGGGGATTCCCACATACCAAACCTTATGTTAACTTGGGCAATGACTTAACTAAATTCCGTGTACCGGTTGGACAACTTGAAGCCGCTGCTGGTGTAAAGTATGCTTACCCAGCAGGCGCAAAAGAATTACAACCAGGCCAAGAATGGCCAGTTAACTTTGGAGCACTAACTAATGCAAAACGAGCCAAATGTGGAAGAGCCGAAGACTAATCCAAATGAATATCCAGTATATCCCGAAGACGATGGTACGGATCGTCCTCGGAATCCCTACAGTCCTGTTTAATTAAGTAGAGTTATGTCGGGTCCGGAAAAAACAAAATTTACCGAATTACGTAAATCATTAATGGATTCCTGGCCAGATTCGAGAGAATTAGAAGAACGATGGGGTCATTATTCTTTTATTCCCTTAGATGTTCCTAGGATAGGCAATGCATTAATGGCAGAGTGGTTAACACAACATTTCAAACCAATTTACCAAGTTATTAATACTATATCGTCACCGGCAGATACTCCTAATTCAACGGCAAAATTTAATGCAGTTAATATTAGAATGGATAAAGATAATATGACATCTATCCATGATTTCTATTCAACTAATATTCGTAATACCTTTTTAGAAGAATTTCCTTACTTTCATGAAGAACTAATGGATACATTACCATTTAATGCAATCACTAGTTGGGATTTTTTACAGAGTAATAAATTAATAGGATCACATAGAGACCAACATCAAGACTTTAGGGATTTTCCCGGATCGTTTAGATCAATGATTTATGATGATAATCCTATGTCTACTTTATTTTTAAAAGAAATATTGCCCGATTCCAATAAAGAAATTCCGGGAACTAATAAACGTTTACCAAGAATTCCAGAAACAAATACATTTGTGTGGAATAATTTAAGAACACAGCACGGCAGTTTTCATTTTAAAAATCATAATAAAATATTATTAGTTATAAACAATAAAAATATAAACATAAAAAAGTACAATAATTTAATAGAAAGAAGCATTAGTAAATACTCAGAATACATTAAAATTAGCAAGTATCAAACAAGTGACTATGTCAACTTGTAATAAACCCACCTTAGGGACCGTTGTCGTCACGGGGGCTTAGGCCCAGGCGTCCGAGTAGTACCCGTAAGGTACTGGTGTAATTACACTGCTGGACCATAATAAACTCAGCGCCGCATAAAGTAAGCGGCAACTAAATAGTACTATGAGAGCAAAACAATTCATCGTTGAAAGTAAGAAATTTAGTATAAAAGAACACGGTGCTGTCTTTACAGATATGTTTGAAAAATTCTTGCCTGTTGCAATGAAATACATCAAACTAAAGTCTTTGCCTGAAATGAAGTTTTCGGCACATATACACGATACAGAACAGCCTACATTTGGCAAATACGAAGACGGGTCGCATAAGCTATACGTAGCATTGATGAATCGCCATCCTAATGATATTTTAAGAACAGTTGCTCACGAACTTGTACATTATAAACAAGATACAAATCACGAATTAGTAGCCGATAGTGGTGTTACAGGAAGTCCGCATGAAAATCAAGCTAATGCCCTAGCCGGTGTCGTTATGCGTAACTTTAATAAAAAATATCCACAATTTTTATCATCTAAACCTATTACAGAAGGCGTAGAGCAGGATGATGATAATCTATTTCCCGATCCTGAAGAAACAGAACGTCACGCAGCCCGTGTGTTAAATCTAATGCATCAAAAAAAGAATGATAACCCATTCAAGGGAAATATTATTAGAAAGATTATTGTTGGTTCCACAGGTAATCAAGTTCCTCCGGAAATGAAAAAGTTCGTTAATACACACGTTAAAACAACTAAGGATGGTAGATCTGTAGTATATCAATATGATCCTGATTTTTATCGTCGTACACGATTAGGAAGTTTTCAAGATGTTTGGAATAAACTAAAACCTTATTACTCCGATGCACCTAGAGCGAGATGGACTAAATGAAATTCTTAGAGTTTAACAAAGATGATTATACGATACACACTCGTGAAAAACTAGATCGAATTCTAGTAGAACTTT